TTCTAATGTGACTCCATCATCATCTTCATTTACCCATTTTATAGCTCCTATATCATCTCCATCAGCAACTGTAGTGCTTGAGTCAAATAATTGAATTACTGGTGTTGTACCTTCAACTACAACACCATCAGCTAAGTAAACAAAATCTAATGCTCTTTTCATGAAGATTTGCCGCATAAAAACATTGTTATGCATGGTTCCTATAGCAAACTCATCATCGTCTTCATTATAAACTATTTTTGCTCCAAATTGAGGAGCACTCACACTATAAGTTCCACTTTCGTAAAATGTTATACCACCACCACTGCTATCATCACCATTTTGAGCATCAATGGAAATCCAATTGTTTGAAGTATCACCACTACCACCTATACGTAAATTGCCTTCTATTGTTTTATCACCAGAAGTTAAAGCTGTTGCAGTTGCTGAGTTACCTGTACAAGAACCTGAAGAACCTGTAACATTTGTTTGGTCTGCAGTCGCACCAGATGCTATACCATCTAATTTAGTTTTATCACCATTAGCAAAAGCTCCCTCGCTAGGTTTTACTTGTAGCGTAGATATTGTTACACCTTTTACACCAGCTAAATCTGTAAGCTCTGAATCCATTAAAGCACCTGCAGCAGTCACATTAGTAGTGTCTGTTACATCAGCACTAGATTCTATGCCATCAAGTTTATCGTGGTGTGCAATAGACATAAGACCCTCTGCTGATCCTGTAGCTTCTGAATAAACAGTGTTAGTATCTGTAGACGATATAGTTATATTGTCTGCGTCAGTATGAGTTAAGGTTACGTTTGATCCTGCAACAAACTTTATATCATCTGTTCCTGACCCAGCACCGCCAGTTGTATTTCTTAATATAACATCATTAGAGCTATCTACAAAAGAAAGAGTTGTTGTGTTTTGAGTGTTAGTGTCAGTTACAGTATTTGTAAAAGTAATCTTATCGCTATCTCTAGCTATAGATAAACCTGTACCAGCTTCTAACACTACATCATCTGTTGAAGAGTCACTACCAGTTAGTCTGATCTTCTCTTCATCAGAGTTATCTCCATCTACGCAAGAGACAGAGTATGTTGTGTTGGTGCCTTGAGAACTTAACTCTACCTCTGATATTTCATTACTCTTATAGTATAGCTTACCATCTGCAGACTTAGTATATATAATACCACCCTTTTTATCTGAAGGGGTAGTTGGCACTGAGTCTAACTCTTTTGTTCTAAAGGCTTGGGCTTTTATATCCCCATAAAAATCAAAAAGGCTACGTCCTAGTAGCCCTTTCTTTATAACCTTCATCACTCTAGCACCGTATTCGGTGACTACTTCACCTATACCATTTACTTTTGGTGATTTCATTTAGATTTACTTTTTCATTTTAGCACCATACATTGCTTTTTTCTTCATCTTGGCACCATACATTGCTTTTACTTTTGATCCATGTTTAGCGTAACCCATTTTGTTACGAACCTCTTTTGGTAGTTTAGATAATCCTTTAGCTTTAGACGGTACTGATTTTAGTTTTCCACCATCTTTATAAGTTTGCATTTTTTTCATTGCTGCACCACCTGGTGCTTTTTTTACTGCTTTCATTTTTTTTGTTTTTACGGGTGCAATCATTATAGCTAAAGCACCTCCATGCTTAGCTCTATTTTTTTCCATTTCTGGTTTAATTCTTTTTCGAAACGCTGCTAAAGATTCTCCTGGCTTTGATTTGTAATTTTTCTTTTCTTTACCATATTGAACTCTAGAATACTCTCCAGATTTTTCTTTTTGAGATTTTACATTAGATGCAGACTGATCCATAGCAGGTTTAGGTTGACTTTTTTTACTTGGATCTTTTTTAATTAATTTTCTTACAGTTCCATCTGCTTCAACTCTTTCATACGCTTCTCCAAATCCAACACTTGCTCTAGATCTAAGGTTAGATTTACCTCTTTTAGTTCTTACTTCTGCAGCTTCTGATTCTTTTTTAAACTTTTTCATCTCAGCCTGCTTTTTAGCAATCTCATCTTCAGATGCTAATCCAGACATTCCAGGACCTTTAGCTTTAGCAGCAGCTTGAATAGCTTTTAACTTCGCCTCTCTTTTAGCTCTATTTCTATCTCTTAGCTCTATTAAATCAGTCTTCTTAGCTAATTCTTCAGCTTGTTTTTTTGCTTTTTTTCTTTTAAAAAGTCTTGCCATTTTTATATTTCTTCAGCCCCTTCAAGGACGTTATAAAATTTATTAATCAACCTACGAGTTTTATTTGTCACACGATACTGGTTTGGTTGATTTGAGTTCCAGGCTCGTTTTTCAAATACAAAGACGTAATCTCTTTTTACTAGTTCGGGAAACAACCTGTCCATAAAACTTTTACTAACGTGCATGTTTTCCCTTACAAACCTCTTAGTAAAAGATTTCTTCTCGTCATTTATAAAAAGAAGAAACCTCATTTGATTATCTGTGAGGTCGTACTTTCTTTTGAAGGAGTACAAGGTATCGCTTAGATACTTCAGGTAATTCCTCATTGGCTTAGATTAAATTAGGTCAAAGATAATAATTTTATTATAATTAAAAAATTATCATTACATTTGCGTATAAAATAAAAAATTAAAATAAAAAAATAATGGCAAATCAAATTAGAGGTAAGTATCATACAGTAACAGTTACTCCAACGGTTTTTGTTGGAGCTAATGACGCTGGAGATATTACCTTCTTACCTACAGAAATACCAAACGCTTGTTACCCAGGTGGAACTTCTTTACTTAAAACAATAAGAGTATTTGATAAAGATGACGAGGGTTTAGATATATCATTGTTATTTTTTGAAACAAAACCAACTGTAGAAGCTTTAGGTGCTGCTGCAGTTAAATTTACTTTAGCTGGTGGTAATAACACTGACGCTTTAGTTCAGGCAGCAAATCCACTTGGCTCTATTACAATAGATGTAAATGGTTCAAATACAGTAGCTTTAGATCATACTGATAACCAAACTTATATTCAAAGTGGTATAGATATGTTTGCAACATCTAATCCAAGTCAATCTCATATTGATGCTGGAACAGGGGTTCCTGGATCTATATACGTTATGGGAATAGCTGTTGGTACTCCAACAACTATTGTAGATGCTTATACATTTCAATTTATTTTTGAAGTATATTAATAATGGAAATATTTAAGAACGATAACGCTTGGAATGAGAAAGCTATCGTAGGGTTTGTAGCCTTTGCTATTATGTGCCTTATAATGATAGCTGACCTTGTTACAGGGTGGGTTGGAACAGACCTAGTAATAAACGAGTTTGTATACGATTCCTTCGTGTGGGTTGTGTTGGGCTCGTTTGGTATTTCTGGCGTAGAAAAATTTGCAAATAAATAATACATGGCTAAAGCAGTTAAAAAATCAAAAGATTTAACAGATAGACAAAAAGCAACTATGAAGAAACACTCAGTTCATCATACTGCTAAACACATGGCTTCTATGAAGAAAGCTATGTTATCTGGAAAGACTTTTAGTCAAGCTCACAAAATAGCAATAAAACAAGTTGGAAAATAATGCATAAAGGTTGTACTTGTAAAGCTGTAAAACGAAAGAAGAAAGGTAAAAAGATTAATACCATGAAGAAGGGTGGCTCTGTAAAAGATGCTTGCTATCACAAGGTGGTATCTAGATATGGACCTAAGACTTCAGCTTACAGAAGTGGTGCAATGGCTAAGTGTAGAAAAGTAGGTGCTGCTAGTTGGGGTGAAGGTGGTAAGAAGAAAAAGTAATGGCAGTTAGAAAGACAGCAGCAGGTTTACGACTGAAGCGTTGGTTCAAAGAAGACTGGCGTACACCCAAAGGCAAGAAAGGATATAAGGGTGGAGAAAATACTTTTAGACCTACTAAAAGAATAACAAAGGATACACCTACAACTTGGAGTGAACTGTCTCCTGGAGAAAAACGTAGAGCTCAAATAGAAAAAGACACTAAAGGTAGAGTATCTAGATATAAAAAGAAAAAGGTGAAAGCAGTTAAGAAGGCAAAGAAAGGTATGGGTATAAAGACTAGTATTAAGTCTGGTAACTTTAGACCTACAAAGTCTGGTGCAGGTATGACAACTAAAGGTGTTAAAGCTTATAGACGTGCAAACCCTGGAAGTAAACTTAAAACTGCTGTTACTGGTAAAGTAAAACCTGGTAGTAAATCAGCTAAAAGACGTAAGTCATATTGTGCTAGATCACTGGGTCAATTAAAAAGAAGTAGTCAAAAAACTCAAAACGATCCTAACTCAAGAATACGACAAGCACGAAGAAGATGGAAATGCTAACCAGACTAATTATTTTATTTACGCTTATCTCCACAAGCGTTTACTCTCAAGACAGTATATTTGTAGATTGCAATGGAACACCATCTCCAGTAGATTGGATGGGGGATGGTTTTTGTGATGACGGAGGATTCACCTGGAATGATAACCCTATAAACTTTAACTGCGAAGAGTTTGGTTACGACAACGGGGACTGTCCATTACCCATAGATACTGTACCAGGATGTACAGATATGTTAGCACTAAACTTTGTTCCTGAAGCTAATTTTAATGACGGATCATGTGAGTATCCTGTATTTGGGTGTACTGATCCTGAGGCTCCCAACTTTAACCCTTGGGCACAAGTTGATAACAATAGCTGTGTGGGTGTAAGCTGCTCTGATGGAGAGGCTAAAATGATTTTTAAAATTACACTAGACCAGTATCCTGGAGAGACAGGTTGGATACTAACAGATCTATCTAACGGTCAAGCTGTAGAAAGTGTAATGGCAGGTGAGTACTCTTACGAACAAGCCAATCAAACTATTGTTTATGACTTATGTGTTCCTGAAACAGGTGTAGAGCTTATACTTAGTGATATATATGGTGACGGTTTGGAAGGATCTATATTTGGAGGATCAGATGGAGACTTTATAATACTTGGTGATGCAGAACCCTGTGGTAGTTTAGATACCCTATGGGCTCTAGAAGATGCAGGGTTTGGTGGTGCTGCTTATTCAGGTCCTATATGGTTACAACAATGTGATTTACCTGCAGTAGAGGGTTGCACAAATAATTCTTATATAGAGTTTAGTCCACAGGCTAACCTTGATGATGGTTCTTGCGAAACACTACATACTCTAGGGTGTATTAATCCAAACGCTTTTAATTACGATTCTAACGCTACGTTAAATAAAATAATACCTACATGTAGCTACACTCTTATTATAGAGGACGATGGTGGTGACGGATGGGGTGATTGTTACATAGGTGTAGCTCAAGAAGACAGTATTCTTGGTATATACACTATGGGTCCTGGATCTTACTCACAAGAGTTTAATATTACCCTAGAAACAGATAAACCTGTTAAAGTATACTACTTTGAAATAGCTAACCCACAAACCCCTGCTGCAGAAGTTGTTTTCCAAACTATGCACAATTCTTTTAGACTTATTAATTCATCTGGTGATGTAACATTGCAAGGCGGTGTGTATCCATTTTCTAACAATGGTCAAGGAGCACTTAAAGCTTATAAACCGCCATTTTGGAACGTATATGATGCTATTCCTTTTTGTGGAGATTACTGTATACCTAGAGTCTATGGATGTTTAGATGAACAAGCGTTGAACTATAATTCTGAAGCAAACACTGATGATGGTTCTTGTATTGCAGTGATTAGTGGTTGTACTTCTCCCTTCGCTTTTAACTATGACTCTATTGCTAACGTAGATGATGAGAGCTGTGTAGCTGTAGTAGTAGGATGTATGGATAATGCAGCGTGGAATTATAATCCTGCTGCAAATACAGCAGACGAGTCTTGTTTGTACTTTGGTTGTACAGACAATTTAGCTCTTAACTATGATAGCACAGCAAACGTAAATAATGATAACTGCATATATCCTATACCAGGATGTACAGATCCTTTAGCTTTTAATTTTAATTTAGAATCTAATGTTAATGACGGTAGCTGCATCCCCGTCTTGATAGGATGCATGGATCCTACAATGTATAATTATAATAATGAAGCGAATACAGAGAGCGATAATTGTATCCCTTTTATATTTGGGTGTACTGATTCTATTGCATTTAATTATGACCCTGTTGCTAATACCGATAATGGATCTTGCGTCTCAGTAGTATATGGGTGTATTAACAGTCAATCTCTTAATTATAATGAGAGTGCAAACACCGATGATGGTTCGTGTATAAACATAATATATGGTTGTACTGATAGTACTATGTATAACTATAACCCTCTAGCCAATACAGATAATCAATCTTGTGTATTATTTGTATATGGATGTGACGACCCTAACGCTTTAAACTACAACGTTGATGCTAACACAGATGACAATAGTTGTATTCTTCCTATATACGGGTGTATGGACTCTACAGCTTTTAATTATAATCCTTTAGCAAATTCAGATAACGAAACATGTGAAAGTATTGTATATGGTTGTACTAATCCTATAGCTTTAAATTATACTTCTCAAGCAAATGTAGACGATGGTCTATGTATTACTCCTATATATGGTTGTACAGATAACACTATGTATAATTATAATCCTTTAGCTAATACTGATAATGAATCATGTATATCTTTTGTGTATGGGTGTGATGATCCTGCTGCTTTAAATTATGATGCTGAAGCCAATACAGATGACAATAGTTGTATCCTTCCTATATATGGTTGTATGGATTCTACTTCTTTTAACTATGACGTTCTTGCAAATACAGATAACGAGTCTTGTATAGAAGTAGTTTATGGATGTACAGATCCTGCAGCGTTTAATTATAATGTTCAAGCTAACACAGAAGATTTTTCTTGTTTTGATGTAGTGTATGGTTGTACAGATGAAAACGCTTTTAATTATGACTCTTTAGCGAATACAAACAATGAAGGTTGTATAGATGTATTAGAGGGGTGTATGGATCCATTCGCATACAACTATGATGTTTTATACAATACAGATGATGGAAGTTGTTTGTATGACGCAGGTTGTATTGATGGACCTGGTATTCCTTACTGGTTAAATGATACGTGTTATGCTTGGGTAATTATGGTAGATCCTTACTGTTGTAATAACAATTGGGATGATAAATGTCAACAACTATATTGGAGTTGTTTTGGGGACAGTGATTTAGATACTAGAGATTTACTTAGAGGGCATAATGTAGTCATGTATCCTAATCCTATGGGTGATGTTTTAAACATCTTAACAAATGGCCCTGTATCAATAGAAGTACATGACATAACAGGTAGACTTGTTATAAAAATAAAAAAGAATCAAACACACAAAGGATTGAATCAACTAAATGTAAGTTTATTGCCAGCAGGTGTATATAATTTTAGTGTAACTTATGAAGGTAGAACTACAACTGCAAAAGTTTTAAAGAGATGAAAAGATTATTACTAATATTATTATTTATTCCTTTACTTGGAAACTCTCAAGGGTTACATAAGATATTTAAATATTCTACCATATATGCTGCAGTAAATGGAGGCACATCTTTAGGTGACAATCAAATATGGTCAGTAACCTCAGGAACGTTAGAAGAAGATGTTGTTAAAACACCATTTGATTACAATATATCTATAGGTATTAGAAAAATAAAAAGATTTGGATATGAGAATCGTGCTAATACTTTTTATAACGGTACAGAGAGGTCTTACTCAGATGCCGCCACAATTGGTAGAGTCGATGGTTTTGAGTATTTATTTGAAGCTGACTTTGTAAGACGCTTAGGTGTAAACTATATTAATCAGCATCACTTTGTAAGATATGTTGCAGATAATTGGGTTAGTAAAGTAGAGTACTTAGAAGATGGATTTGCTGATATAAAGTATTTTGAAGCTTCAGAAAGATATAGATTAAAGGTAAGGGACGGTAAGCTTTCGTTTAACGGGGGTTTTGTGCAAAGACTTGCCGAACCTTATGGCTTTAATCCTTTAGAGGACTGGGTGTTAGATAATGGAACTCTTCATTATACATACCTAGCTCTTCAAGAGGGGTATTCTATATCTTTAGATGGAGAGTATTTCTCACCAAATGGAGACCTCGTAGCAAACAGTCAAGCTGTATGGGAAGAGGTTGTTATACCACAAGTTATAAATAATTATGTAGAAAAACAAAGAAACTCTATATCTAATATTGTTGAGTACTCTTTTGTAATAGGCTTAGACTATTATTATTTTACAAAAGATTTTTGGCTTCACTCTTGGGGAAACCTTATGCCACACCACCTAGACAATAATAATGAATACTCATATCATAAGTATAATGGTGGTCAGTGGATTGATTATTCAGGTGGTTTAATATTTGGTTATAAATTTAATAAAAGTTTAGGTATATTTGTAGAAGGTAAATATAACAAGTACTGGAACAGAAGATGGCACAACTTTAGCGTTGGCCTTAATTATGTAATATTTTAAAAGATGGCAAAAGAATTAAACGAAGATACAGCAGTACAAATAAGTATAAAAACTTTAGCAGGTATAGGATTTGCAATGGCTGCAGTTATTAGTGGTTGGTTTGTACTACAAGCGGATATAGCAGAAGCTAAAAAACTACCTTTACCTCCTGACCCAGAAATTACTCGTATGGAGTATGATATGAAAGATCAACTTATACGTCAAACAATTATGACTACACAAGATGACGTAAAAGAAATAAAAACACAAATGCTGAGGATGGAGGAGAAGATTGATAAGTTAAGATAGATTTATGAAAAACTTACTAATTACATTTTTCTTTATATCATTATATGCTTTTAGTCAAGACTTTCCTAGCGGTATGGTAGCTGTTGAGTTTAATGCTAGTTTTAACAAGTCTAACGAAGTAGGTTGGCTACCAAAACTATCAGACTGTGAAACTAAAAGAGTTGATATAACTGCAGATTCAAGATGGTCTAAAGAGTATAAGATAGTAGTTGTTCCTACTATTGTTATATTTAACAACAACGAAGAAGTAAAAAGATTTCAAGCAAATATAATGATGACTATGGAGGCTACTAAGAGTGAAGTACAAAACTCTATAGATGAAATAGTCATGGAAGCGTTTTAAATTTAAATTATGAAGTTAAGTGAAAATTTTTCTCGTGCAGAGATAGAACACAGCAACACAGCAAAAAGATTAGGCATTAGTAATGAGATGTCAGAAAAACATTTGGGAAACATGCAAAGGCTTGTTGACAACCTTATACAACCTCTTAGGGATGGTATTGGTCCTATTCGTATTAGCAGTGGTTATCGCAGTCCACAACTCAATAAAGCTATTGGTGGATCAACTCGAAGTCAACATAGTAAAGCTGAAGCTTTGGATTTGCAATACTGGAGTGGCGGAAAAATGAATAACAAAGTTATTTATGATTGGATTTTAGATTCAGGTTTAGAGTTTGATCAGATGATAAACGAGTTTGATTTTTCTTGGATACATGTATCGCTAAAAAAGAATAGTAATAGAAAGCAGGTGCTAGAGGCTTATAAAGATGATGATGGAGATACTGCTTATAAATTAGTATAGTTATGAGTAAATTATTAAGTTTTTTAGGTGGTGGAGTGATAGAAAAGGTAGGTAACGTAATAGATAACCTATCCACATCTGACGAAGAAAGATTAGCTGCTAAGCAAGCTATGGAAGAAGTTCTTATGCAAGCTGAGGCTCAAGCTCAAGAACAAGTTACTAGAAGGTGGGAGGCAGATATGAAGTCTGACAACTGGTTATCTAAGAATATTAGACCTTTGATATGTATATTTTTAACTGCAATTTTTGTAGTTTTGTCAGTGTTTGATGGGAATGCAGGAGGTTTTGAGATTCAAGAAAGTTATATTCCAATATATCAAACGTTATTAATAACAGTATATGGAGCTTACTTTGCTGGTAGGTCTATAGAAAAAATAAAGAAAAATTAAAATGAGTTCATTAAAAGGTAAGTCAATATCTCAAACATATCAAAGGTTACTTCAAACGTCATCTGAGGTTTCTGATACAACTTTAAAAGCTGTAGAAACGGGGGATGGTAATTTCACATCTATGAAGTTGTCAAGTGATAAAGCAGAGTTTTTAAGAGTTGGTGTTGGTACTGGTGGGGTTTCACCAGATGGTTTAATTCACATTTATTCTGCTAGTGCTGGCTCTGTAACAGCTAGTTCTTTTGCTAGAGAGATTGTTTTAGAAAACTCAGCAGATTCTGGATTATCTATACTATCTGGTACTTCAGCATCAGGTAATATATATTTTGGTGACGCTAATGATAATGATGCTGGTAGGATATTTTATGATCATTCTGAAGATTCTTTAACGTTTTTTACTTCTGGATCTCGTTCAATGAAGATAGATTCTTTAGGTAATCTTAATGTAGTTGGTACCGTATCTCAATCAAATGATAGGTTTGAACTTGTAGAATACTTTGAAAAAGTTCCAAGTTTAGGTATAACAGATGCTCAAGTAACTCAATCTTCAAATGCAACTACAGCTGTTACTTTAAACGCAAAGTATGGTGTAATAACTATGCAGTCAGTTGATTTGGCCGCTACAGATACTGTTGAGTTTACTTTTAATAATAATCACATATATGGAGCCTCATCTCAAGTTTTAGTTTCTTTTACAGAATCTTCAGGAACTATAGCTGATAACGCTATGATTAATGTGCTTGTTCACGATGTTGCTGATGGTAGCTGTAAAATTAGAATTGGTACTAATGGAACTGATGTTGCAGCTCAAGTATTTAAATTGTTTTTTGTAGTAGATCCTTATGTTATTCCTAATCAAAATTTTGTTCTAGGTGGTACTAGTTCGGGTTCTCTTCAAGTAAGTGAAAATGCTGGAAGACCTTCTAATGGTTTTGCTGGACTTAAATTAATTACTGGAGGAACCGATAATGATTACAGTGTTTTAACCACTAGAGCTGGTGAGACTGAATTGCCAGCTGGTGTAGATTCTTCAGCTTGGACCTCTGTAGCTTTTGGTACAGAAAATAGAATACAACTTAATATTTCTTTATCTACAGCAGCTACTATAACTAATACTGCTATATGGGCTGGATTAAAACTAACAGAGGTTGGGGATTACGCTACAGATGCAAATCAAGCTTACTTTTTGTATGCTACTAATGATGATTTAGGTGCTTTAACTACAAATGGTAATCTTCATTTTGTCTATAGCATAGGTGGCGTTGATTATATAACAGATTTAGGTATAGCAATTGCTGCTAGCACAGTTTATAGATTAAGAATAGATTTTGATGCAACTAGAAGAGTTAGTGTTTTTGTAAACAATGTTCAGTACGGGTTGACTTCTACACCAACAACAACAACTGCAGGTGGTGTAACTCAAACCAACTCTCAGGCAAAGTCTTTAATTATGACTGACGATATAGATTTATTACCTTTTTTAGGAGTTCAAGCTTTAAGTGCATCAACTGCTGGTCTTCAAGTTGGATTTATAAAAATATCTAGAGATTTATTCGAATAATAAATTTAAATTAAAGAAAAATGGAAGCAATAAACCCTATTATAAGAAAAATAACAATAGGGGACTTAAAGCAAGGATTGACTTATCAGGTAGGTCAAAAGATGCTTGGAGGTTCACTAGAAGTCACCGCAATAATACAGGACGAGGCGGCTTGGTATAAACATCAACAAGTAGTGTATGATGTGTACATAAAGAAAGATGGTGAAGAGTTTTCAAGACCTTGGAAAAGGTTTTTCTCTCAGCCAACAGCTATAGAATATAACACTGCAGTACTGGAAGAAGAGTACGAGGTTAAGTAAAGATTAAACTTAAATATAAGCAAAAATGAAGCCAATTAAAGATGTCTACTGGATAGAGGTAGAAAAAGAAACAGAGGATACGTTAATGCTAAATGGTCAAGAGATATACAGAGACACATCTTACGATCCTATGAAGTTAGCGAGACAATACGGTACGGTGTATAAAACACCTATGCAGGAAACTAAAGAGACAGGAATACAGGAAGGTGATAAAGTTTGGTTTCACCACTTTATAGCAACACCTGTAAACCTTGTTAAACATGCTGATAAGGATAACATATATCAAGCTTTTGCAGAGCAGATATATCTTATACAAAGAGGCGAAGAGTACATTCCTGTAGGAGTATGGAACTTTATGGAGCAAGAGATGAAAGAACCAGAGCAATCTGAGTCTGGAATATTTCTAGAGAGATCAGCTTCTGAAGTTGAACTTCATGGACATGCAGTTATTATAAATGACTGGATGAAAGAGCAAGGAGTTAAAGAAGGCGATAGAGTTATGTGGAGTGAAAACTCTGAGTATGATATGGATATAGATGGAAGAAAACTTCTTCGTATGCGTAACTTTGATGTCTTAGCAGTATATGAAGGAGCAAAATAAAAATTATGCTCTTGAAACTTTAGAGAAGTTAATAGAAGCAAGTAAAGGAGCTGTAGATCTTCTTATAGAAGAAATAGGCAAGCCTTTAATAGAAGAAGACGATGCTAAAAGAAGGCAGGCTATAAAAGCAAAAAGAGAATGCTTTGAAGACTGTCAAGAAATTCTTTTAGGAATAAAAAACCTTGAAGATAGAATCAAAGAAGGAGAATCCTTAATAGAAGAGAAAAAAGATTTTAAAGGATCTTTTGCTGAACGGTATGCAAAAAAGTGATATAATATATCTTACTGAAGGTAGTGAAGGAGAAGTATTAGAGTTTGATAACTTAAAAATAGTTCTTCCTAAAAAACCTAGATATAAAAAAGACATACTATATTATAACCTACCTAAGAAACAACAGAGGTGGACTAGAGAGGATATACCAAAGGGTTTAACAAGAGAGAGTGCTACAGATTATGTAGACTATATAGAAGAGGAGTTTAGACGTAGAGAGGAAGGTTTATGGTTTTATAATAACGGTATTCCTACTTATATTACTGGATCTCATTATATGTTTATCCAGTGGAGTAAAATAGATATTGGTTATCCTGATTATAGGGATGCCAACAGAACGTTCTTTATTTTTTGGGAAGCGTGTAAAAACGACAAGAACTCTTACGGGATGTGTTTTCTTAAAAACAGACGTAGTGGTTTTTCTTACATGGCCAGTAGTGAGATAGTAAATCAAGCTACTCAAGTTTACGATAGTAATTTTGGTTTACTGTCTAAAACGGGTGCTGATGCTAAGACTATGTTTACAGACAAGGTAGTTCGTATATATAGAAACTACCCTTTCTTTTTTCAGCCTATACAAGATGGTTCTAGTAATCCTCGTGTAGAGTTAGCATTTAGAGAGCCTGCTAAAAAGATTACTAAAAATCAAAAGCATATAGAAAAGTCTGAAGCTTTAAACTCTATTATAGATTGGAAGAACACTGCTGATAACAGTTATGATGGTATGAAGCTAAAGCTTTTGGTTCATGATGAAGCTGGTAAGTGGACAGGTCAAAACTCTATAAAGAAAAACTGGGGTGTGACTCAAACTTGTTTATTACTTGGTAGAAAGGTGGTAGGTAAGTGTATGATGGGGTCCACTGCTAATAAACTGCAGGATGGTGGTGCAGAGTTTAAAGATATATTTCATAACTCTGATATGTCAGAAAAAGATCTTAATGGTAGGACTAAAAGTGGTTTATATAAATTATTTATTCCTGCTTATGATAATCTAGAAGGTTTTATAGATGAGTATGGATATAGTGTTATAGACACTCCAGATAAACCTGTGATGGGTATTGATGATATGAATATTGATACTGGTGCTAGAGATTACATACAAAACAGAAGGGACGCTTTAAAGGATGATACTACTGCTTTATCTGAGTTTAAAAGACAGTTTCCATTTACTGTAGAGGAAGCTTTTAGAAATGACACACAAAGTTGTATATTTGATGTCGAAAGAATTTATCAGCAGATGGATTATAACGAGGTTAATAATACTCCTACGACAAGGGGAGAGTTTGTTTGGAAAAATGGCGTACAAGACAGCGAGGTTATTTGGATACCTCACAGAAAAGGCAAGTGGGAAATTACTTGGGTTCCAGAAGTTCAGAACCAAAATGTTATTACATCTAGGCATAACAAAAAGTTCCCTGGTAAATCAGATGCTTTGGTTGCAGGATGTGACCCTTATGATCATGATACCACTACGGATGGTAGAAGGTCTGATGCTGCTGCTCATGTATTTCATAAGTTTAGCATGGCAAGCGATGCTTCTATGCAGTTTGTGTGTGAGTACATTAATAGACCTCCTAAAGCGGAGATATTTTACGAGGACATGATTAAGATGTGTGTGTTCTATGGGTGTCAGATATTGGTAGAGAATAATAAAGTAGGAATACTAAAGTATTTTGAAAATAGGGGGTACTATGAGTACCTGATGGACAGACCAGATATGACTCACACAGAGTGGAGTAGAGGAAAACAAAAGACCAAAGGAATACCTGGTTCGGGTGCTGCAGTAATAAATGCTCAAGCAGAAGCTATAGCAACCTACATATATGATCACGTAGGTTATAGTGCAGACACAGGAGAGATTGGTAGATGTTATTTTAACACGCTTTTAGATGATTGGAGTAGATTTGAAGTAGATAATAGAACTAAGTACGATGCTAGTATATCGTCTTCATTAGCTTTACTAGCATCACAAAAATATATAAAACCTAAAAAGAAATTAAACGTGTCATCTCCTTTTGTTAAAAAGTATAGCAATAAGGGAATTTATAGTAAAAGAATAAAAACATGAACTACGGTAACGATAAAAACAAGTTAAATGGTTATCCATCACCTTTAGCTACTAACGAAGAAAAGGCTGCAAAAGAATATGGTCTTGAGTACTTTAAAACAATGTACTACGAGTGGCATAACAATGGAGATGTATACTTTAGAGATCGTAAGATGCGATATAATCGTAATAGATCTTATGCTGAAGGTAATCAGGACGTAGGTAAATACAAAGACCTTCTTGATGTTCAAGGTGACACATCTTACCTTAATATAGATTTTTCTCCTGTATCTGTTATTCCTAAGTTTGTTGACGTTATTGTTAACGGTATGGTTAATCAGGAGTATGACATAAAAGCTAAAACTATAGATCCTGTTGCTGCTAACGAAAGAATGGAGAAGAAAAAACAGATGTATGGAAACATGCTTACTAAAGATTTTTTACAAAGCTTAGAAGACGAGACTGGACTTTCTTTAGCTCCTAAAGAGTTTGTAGCTGAAAGTTCTGAAGAGATTGAAATGTTTATGGCACTTAACTATAAACAAAATGTAGAGATAGCTTTAGAGAAGGCTATAGAGTATACTTTAGATATTAATGACTATGACGAGGTTAAGAGATATATGATTCGTGACCTTGTTGTTTTAGGTTTATGTGCTGCTAAAACAGAAATTTCAAAAACAGAAGGTGTTAAAATACGTCACGTTGATCCTATGAACCTCATAACTTCTTTCTCTGCTAAACCAGACTTTAAGAATATACGACATGCAGGTGAGGTTTACTCTATTACTATATCTGACCTCAAACAGCAAGCTGGTGATGAGTTTAGTGAAGATGATTACATTAAGATAGCTAGAGAGTATGCTGGAAAAAACAATAACCCAGTAAATTATGGTACTCAAGCTTACTATGAAAATGGTAACGAAACTTATGATTACGATAAGTTTAGTGTAAATATATTAGATGCTGAGTTTATTACAAGTCACTCTTTAAAATACGAAAAGAAAGAAAATAAATTTGGTGGTTATTCTGTAAATAAAAAACCATCTAATTACAAGAAGCCTAAAAAATCTAAAACAAAAAGAGAAGATATAGGTCAAACAGTAAAGGTTATATATAAAGGAAAATATATTGTAGGTACAGAATACTTGTTTAATTATGGTATGATGAAAGATATGCCTAGACCTAAGTCTAACTTATCTGAAACAAGGTTATCTTACATAGTATATCAGCCTAATCTTTACAAAATGAAGAGTCGTTCTTTAGTTGATAGAATGATTCCTTTTGCTGACCAGATACAATTAGCTCACCTTAAGATACAACATGTTCTTGCTAAGGCTAGACCAAAAGGTGCAGCGTTTGAAATAGGATCATTAGAAAACGTTTCAAAAGGTGATGGTGGTACGTTTACTCCGTTAGAGCTTCAAGAGATCTACGATCAAACTGGTAATATATACTATAGACGTATAGATGATGAAGGTCAAATGACTGGAGCTATGCCTATACAAGAACTAGAAAATGGTATAGGTCGTGATTTTAACACTCTTATAGGTGTTTACAATCATAACATGCAAATGATTAGAGATGTAACTGGTGTTAATGAGTCTAGAGATGCGTCTAAACCATCTAGTGAAGCTTTGGTTGGAGTTCAGAAATTATCTTTACTAGCATCTAATAATGCTACTAGAGATATTAACGATGCTTACCTTAACGTTACAACAAGAGTATCTCAAAGTATAACTGTTCGTATGCAAGACTTAGTAAACTTTAAGGGTTTACATAAGATGTATACTAACGTTATAGGGGATACTGCAATGTACTCTATAGATATGATGAAGAAGTTATCTATACACGAGTTTGGTATAACTCTAGATGTTGCACCTAGCGAGGAGGAAAGGCAAATGATGGAGCAAAACATACAAGCATCTATAGCTCAGAAAGAGATTAGATTAGAGGATGCTATTATGATTCGATCTATTAAGAATATTAAGATGGCTAATCAGATGCTTATCTTAAGAAGAAAGAAATATCAACAAGAGCAACAAGCTATGGCTCAACAAGCGTCTCAACAAAACGCTGAGTTGCAACAGCAGTCAGCTCAACAAGCTGCACAGTTAAAGCAACAAGAAATGCAAGCTGAAATGCAGATAGAACAAGCTCGTGTTCAAGCTAAAGCTCAAGCGGAGATGCAGTTAAAGCAACTTGACTACCAACTTAAAGAACAGTTTGAGCAGGCTCAACACCAAAGAAGGTTAAGAGAGATAGAGCTTGGAAACCTTGGTAAAGAAGGTCAAGCTTCTATTCAGGGTAGTGTTAGAAAAGAGGTTCAAGAGCAGTCTGCTATGAATCAATCTCAGATGATTGAGCAAAGAAAAGATCGTAGAGGTCCTCTAGGTGATGAGCAAAACATATCTCAATAGTTTGATATTAATATAAAATAAATTATATTTGCGAAAATAACTAAATTAAATTTAAGACAATGGATATAAGAGATGAATTAGTAAAACAGTTTGGAGGCGAGGTTGTACAACCTGAATCTAAACAAAATATCGTTGACTTGACTGGTGATGAAAACCAAGCAGTCGAGTCAGAGCAACCTGTAACGCAGGAGCAATCTAACGTTATAGACTTGACAGGTGAGAGTTCTTTAAATACTGAGGAAACTACTAACGTTGAGGAACAACCTCAAACTAGTCAACCACAAGAGGGTGAAGAAATCAGTGATGATGAAATTGTCTTACAATACCTTAGCGAGAAGCTTGGGAGAGAGGTAACATCATTTGATGATTTTGGCACAACCACTAGTACAGAAACAGAAAGCAATGACTTTGCTAGCGAGCAGCTTCAAGTTATTAATGAGTATGTTAAAAACACTGGTCGTACAGTTCAAGATTACCTAAACACTCAAACGGTTGATTTAACCAACGTGTCTGATGACGCTTTAATGAAGGAGTATCTACGATTAGATAACCCAGATTTAACTGATGCAGAGTTAAATGATTATATGGCGACAACGTACAAAACAGACAAAGAGGCTTATAGTGCGAGAGAAACTAACGCTGGTAAGGTTCAACTTATGAAAGACGCTAAAGCTGCTAGAGACTACTTTAATCAGGTTAAAGAGGATTACGCTATGCCAATTAAGGCAGACGATCCTGGAATATCTGAAGCAGAAAGAGGAGAATGGTTATCTCAAATGGAGGGAGAGGTTAATGACCTTGAAGGTTTATCATTTGAAATGAATGACCAAGGCGAGGAGTATGTTTATAATCTTGATGACGAAGCTCGTAACGAGATTAAGAATTATAACTCTAACCTAGAAAACTTCTTTGATAAGTATGTCGATGAAGGTGGTAACTGGGATTTTGATTCTTTAAACACTGATATGTACATCTTAAATAATGTAGATAAAATTATTAGAGGTGTTGCTAATCAGTATAGAAGTAAAGGAACAGAAAGCGTAATTAATGAGATTAAGAATCCTTCGTTTACACAAGATAAACAAGAGGCTCCTGCAAAACAAGAGTCAACTCTCGATATGTTGAGACGACAAATACTTGGTTAAAAAATTAATTATTATTTATTTAAAATTATAAAAAAATGGCAACAGTAAATATACCTAGCGGAATGGTAGCAACACCTTCTAGCTCAGCAGTTGCAATGACATCAAACTATGTATCTTCAGCAGATTTAATTGCTTCTGGAGACACTACAGCGTCTTTTCATAAGCGTGATGTTGATGAGCAACTTATTAAACGATACGGTGATCAAGGGATTACTGGATTGATGGAACTTTTAGGTTCTAAAAAAGAAACTTCAGCTCAAACTTTTGAGCACTATGAGGAAACTTTTCTTCATAATAACTTTACAGCAGCTATATCTGGTTCTGGTGGTATTACTATTATTGATCCTACAGATACAGATACAGATGATACTACAGCAGATTTACAAGGTGCTGTTCGTGATGGAGACTTAATATTAGGTGCTTCAGGTACTATGTACTACTGTTCTAAAACTTCTACTTCTCCAGATGAAATTGTTCTTAAGACAGTATCAAATGGTGATATAGCAGCTGCTGGAGCAGATACAGAATTTTCTATCGTAGGTAACGCTTACGCAGAGGCTACTGATCAGCCAGAAGGTTTAACACCTAAGGTTCACCACTATTCTAATAAGTGTCAAATTATTAAAGAATCGTTTGTAGTTTCAGGTTCTGAAGCAACTAACGCTATTTATGTAAAAGT